TACGACCTATCACTTAAAAGTGGTTATTGATGGCGACAGAAAAGCAACCATTTTTGTAAATGGTCAGCAGTATAATGTTACGACAACTGCGGGTTCCACAGGTGGAACAGCAGTTACTGCGGTAGCAGAGGGCGCAACTGTAACTAAAACAGCCGCTTTGACGGACAATATTGACTTCATTCCTTACATTGGAATCGAAGCGGGTGCCGCAGCAGCAGAGGCGCTTGATGCTCACTATCAAGCGATCAACCGCATTATATTTGAATAATTAATCGGGCGGGGTTAACGCTCCGCCTTTAATTAAAGGAGTTTAATATGGCAGATGCTGTAACGTCACAGACGTTAATTGACGGCGGTAAGCAGGCCGTTATGAAGTTCACCAACGTTTCCGATGGATCGGGGGAAGCGGCGGTTACCAAAGTTGATGTTTCGGCCTTGGAAGCTAGTGTGGACGGTGACACTTGTACTGGAGTTGTCCTTGAACGAATTTGGTGGCAGTGCATTGGTATGAAAGTAAAGATTCTGTGGGACGCAAGCACCGACGCGTTTTGCATTGAGCTTGGCGAAAACCAAAGCGGCGACCACGACTATACTTCGTTCGGTGGTTTGACCAACAACGCGGGTGGCGGAAAAACGGGTGACCTTAACTTTACGACGGTTGGTCATACCAGCGCAGATACATATACAATTGTCCTGTATATGCGCAAAAAGTATGGTTGATGGCTGATAAGCCTATCCAGCGTAATAAGAAGAATTACCGCCCCACTAAAAAAGGGGCGGGAATGACGCCGGAAGGCGTGGCCGCGCACAAACGCGCAAATCCCGGCTCTAACTTAAAGACTGCCGTTACTGGCAAGGTAAAACCCGGCAGTAAAGCAGCCAAGAGGCGTAAATCTTACTGTGCACGTTCGGCAGGGCAGATGAAGAAATTCCCTAAAGCCGCGAAGGACCCCAACAGTCGTTTAAGGCAAGCTCGCAAAAGATGGAAATGCACATGAAATCGGATGTTTTCCTTGGGCTATCTGTTACGGCGATCTTCGCCATATTGGGTTGGATGGGAACTACTTTGGTAGAGTTGAAAACAACGGTTGCATTAATGCACAAGGACAACGAGCTTCTTCTTAGCGTTGTACAAACAAATCACGTTAAAATAGCAGAGCTATACACTTTTCACGAATAGGAGCTAATAATATGATGAAGAAAAAGGGTTACGCTAAAGGCGGCGCGTCTAAGCGCGGTGCGGTTAAACGCGCCAACGGCGGCGCGATGATGAAGAAAAAGGGTTACGCTAAAGGCGGACTTGCCAAGATGAAGCGCGGCGGTGCGGCTAGGAAAAAGTAGCTGAATGCCTTTTTTACAAAGCAACATACCTCACTTTAAGTGTTGGGTTCGTCGTGAGTATACGGTTAATCACGAGCGTTATCACGGCGAATTTTTACATGCGATGGCTATTGCTGTCACTACCATGCCCAACAGGTGTTTAAGCTTTCAGCTTATTTTTACAGGCTGCGAGTCGGACGAGGAAGACGGCCCTAACGTGCATGGTGGAGCGATGTGGGCACGTATGCCTATTACCGCGCTGGTTGCAGACGAGACTTTTGATCAATGGCCAGAACCGATGGCCGTCCATGAGGCTCAACCTTGGGACTGCCCTTCACACACGCATTCCGTGTATACGTTGGAGCGGGCTCAACCGTGCCCGTGGATGGCAAAGATTGGCGGCAGGTTTTTCCCGGCTAAATACATGTTTACGGTAGATTACACTGACACGGATGTTGCGGATGATCCGGCTCAACACAAGCAGGCCCATGTTATGCAGTTGTTGGACGCGGAAGAATGGACGGGGAACATAGTAGCTTTGCCGAACAACCGTGTTCGTGTAACACATCCGGCATGGTTTGAGACGGGAGAGGGTGCGCCAGACTTCAAGCCTTCTCAGCATGTACATTACTCTAAATCTGATTTAGACTATACCTTAGATGTAAATCAGATTTTTGACAACATTTACAGCGAGGAATAAGATGGCCGTTTCAGACAGCGTAAATTTTGAGCTTGATGTAGATGAGTACATCGAAGAGGCGTTTGAGCGTTGTGGGCTAGAAGTTCGCACGGGATACGACCTTAAGACGGCTCGCAGGTCTTTAAATCTCATGTTAGCGGAGTGGGCTAACCGTGGGTTGAATCAATGGACTATCTCGCAACGCACGGTTGCAATGATCACCGGCACGGGTGAGTATGCTTTGGGCACGGATGTAATTGACATTTTGTCCGTGGTAGTTAAACGCGATGGCACCGATTATGCGTTGTCTAGGATGAGTCGCGACGAGTTTTTCAACATTCCTGACAAGACAACTCAGGGTCGTCCCAACCAGTTTTTCTTGGACCGGCAGGTAACACCTAACCTTAAAATATGGCCTGTTCCAGAAAACAGTACCGACGTTCTTTATTATAATGCGCTTACGCGTATGGATGACGCGGATACATACATAAATACTATGGATTTACCGTTCAGGTTTTATCCTTGTTTGGCAGCGGGTTTGGCGTATTACATTTCGGTAAAGCGGGCTCCGCAGCGTGTACAGCTTTTGAAAGCTATGTATGAAGAGGAGTTTGAGCGGGCAATGACCGAAGATCGTGACAGGGCCTCGTTTAACGTTGTTCCACAGTACGATTACTACAGGACGGGATAATGGGCAAATTTGCGTCGGGTAAAAATGCTTTTGCAATTTCTGACCGATCCGGTTTCCGGTATCGGTACAGAGACATGCGGAAAGAGTGGAATGGTTTCCTTGTTGGCCGCGATGAGTTTGATCCCAAGCAACCCCAATTAGGTCCGTTTCGCAAAGTCACTGACCCCGAAGCCTTGAAGGATGCGCGTCCTCAATTTCCTGATACAAACACGCCTTTTATGGTTACGACTACCAACGGCATTTCTTATCTGGGAAACGGAAATTGGTCTACGTCGGGAACAGCCGAACTTCCATCTGAAATAAACAACACTGTAGCTTTAGAAGGCGCAGTAGGTCAGGTCACGGTGACAACATGAGCTATACATATACTACGCTTAAAACTGCCATACAGGATTACACCGAGAACGACGAAACAACGTTTATTCGGAACTTGCCGCTTTTTATAAGAAACACCGAGGAACGTATTTTAAAAAACGTTCAATTAAGCTTGTTTCAAAAAAACGCCTCGGGGAGTTTGTCTTCCAGCAATAAGTTTTTAAATTGCCCCGATGATTTTTTAGCGCCGTTTTCGTTGTCATTTACTAATAGCAGCACCCAACAAATCTTTTTAGACTTTAAAAACTCTGATTTTGTTCAATCGTTTACCCCAAATGCGGCTGTTACAGGCCCCCCTCGGTACTATGCACAATACGATTTAACAAACTTTATCGTGGCTCCAACGCCGGACAGTAACTATGCTGTTGAATTGCATTATTTTTATCGCCCCCTAAGCTTAACAAAAAGTTCGTTTACATTAACTTTAACAAGCGTGGCGGGAACGTTCATAACGTCTGACACGGTGACTGGTTCCACGAGCGGCGAATCCGGCGGTGTTGATGCGGTTCCAACTTCTACCACTCTTACCGTTGTAATACCCAGCGGTGACTTCACAATAGGTGAAACAATCACTGGAAGTGTTAGCGGAGCAACTGCTGTTATATCGTCTATTGGCGCGGATACTACAGTGTCTTGGCTTAGTGAAAATGCCGAAATTGCAATGTTGTATGGCGCATTAATGGAAGCGTACATCTTTATGAAAGGTGAGCAGGACATGGAAGCGTTGTACGAAAAACGGTTTGCGGAAGCTATTATGGGATTGAAGATGCTTGGAGAAGCTAAAGAAGTTACGGATGAATATCGGACGGGACCAGTAGTGAGGCCGAAACAATGAATAGCATGTCTTTTGGCGTATCTATGTCCAATGATTTTAAGGTGGGTGTTGAGACTACGGATAACCGTGGTTTTACCCCAGAAGAAACTGCACTGCGTTGCGTAAACAAGATAATAGGTGTTTCGGACAACGCGCCTCCTGCCATACGGGATCAGGCCCGTGCATATCGTGCTGAGATGGAGAAGATCATAGCCATATACATGAGGCAGGCTATCCAAAGCGATAGAACTACGGTATATAATGCAATAAAAGATGCTGGTCAGCCTACGTTGGCCGAATATATAAGGAAAATGTAGATGGC